CAGAAATTAATTGATGTATCTTATGACTTTAAGTTATATCAAAAACATGATAATGTATCTATTCGTTCATTCTGTACTAATAATAATGCAGCTTATGTAGCAGTAGAAGAAACATATGGTGATTTAAGTTATAATGGTCACGCTAAGAAAGGTGAGGAATTTAGAAACGATATGACTAACTTTGGTATTCTAATGGAAATTAAGGGTATTGAAGATCCATTTAAGTGGAGTAGAGATGTAGTATCTAAATTACAAGTTAATGGAAAAGGATTATACTATTCACCTAATAGAACTCGCATTCCAGGATTAACATCAGAAGGTACAACAGTAACATCTTATCCAATAGATACTTTAGTACCATTAGCTGAAGCTTATGGAGGATACTTAACTTATATTACCGACTTTATTGATAATATGAATACTGTATTTAACTTTGGTGATGATTGGGGAATGTATGTACCTGAAGTAAAGTACTTATCTCCTGAACCACTAGTAAACTATACAGATCTATCATTAAATGAGTACCCAAATGTACACTTTGCAGGTGATGCTTTATCAGCTAGAGGAATTACAGTATCAGGTGCACACGGAATTTATATTGCAGAAAACTTAATAAAATAAAAATGGCAGAAACAAAAAGAACAGAAACAGCAGATGGCTCAATCATCTACTCATGGATGGGTAAGATGCATTGTTGGGAAGGACCAGCTTATATTCCCCAAGGAAATAAACGTGCCTCTGAATATTGGTTATTTGGTTTTAAATACACTAAAGATCAATGGGAAGATAGAAAAAAAGATGTTAATGGTGTTCCGTTTTATAAAACTGCTGCTGCTAAAGCTACAGGAGCTAGAGTATAGGCAGAATAAGAATTTTATATTTAACATATGAAATTTACACGAGTATACGAACACGAAGACACTACTGAGACTTGGACATTCGATACTGATAAGTTCAGAAATGGACCTATTAGTGTCGAAATCAAGTATAAAAATGGTGCGGATAAGCAGAAAAACTGGAATAAATTAGCTAAGCAATCTAGAGATGATCGTCGTGCATCACGTCAAATGAAAAAAATAAACGAAAAAAACAAATGAGAATAGGATTAGCAGGTACAATGTCTGTAGGTAAAACTACATTAGTTAAAGCTATGGCTGAATTACCACAATTTAAAGATTATTTTATTGCTACTGAACGCAGTAAATACTTACGTGATTTAGGCATTCCACTGAATACTGATTCTACATTACGTGGTCAATTTGTATTTTTAGCTGAACGTGCTAGTGAATTGTTAAGAGATGATGTATTAACTGATAGAACTATTTGGGATGTATGTGCATTTACATTAGGCGCTACATCAATTGATGAATTTTCAAAACGTGATTTCGTACAATCAGCTATGAATTTACGTAGTTATTATGATTTAGTAGTGTATGTTAGTCCAAATGGTGTTGAAGTTGAAGATAATGGTGTTAGAACTACTGATTTAGATTATAGAAATAAAATTGATAATGTAATTAAATTATCATTAGAAGAATTTAAACCAAATAAATTAATTACTGTTGAAGGTACAACAGAACAACGTATTGCTACAATTTTGCAAAATATTTAATATTTATATGATGAACAACACTAACGCAGACAAAATGAAAAGTAAAGAACTACGCAAAATTATACGCGAAGCAATTGCAGATGTATTATCTGAAACAACTTACGCAGGTAAGGGTGCAACAGATGATGTTAAAAAAGATATTAATTTTAATTCTTTAGACCAAGATGCTAAAAACAATGTTATTAAAGATTTAACTAAAGGTGGTAGCGTTGAGTTAGAAGAAACAGATATTGATGAAATGGCTCGTATCCCTAAAGGATATAAATTAGCTGATGATAATGTTGACACATCAAGATTTACTAAAACTATTTCAGGTACATCATTAGCTGATGTTATTGAATATTTTAAAGCAAATCCAGGTGCTGATAAAAAATCATTACAATCTCAATTTAATTTTGCTCGCCCACAAATCGCTAACGCTATTGTTAATGGTTTAATGGATGCAGGAGTATTAATTAAATTAGGTGCAGGCGGTGAAGAAGAACCAGCAGGAACACAAGCACAAGCTCCAGCAGCAACTGATGCTGAAGATATGTTTGTAGGTGGATCTGAAAACCCATTAGCAATGTATTTTGATGGTGAACCAAATGATGATGGTTCTGAAGATTTTGAACCAGAAGCAGGTGAACTTGAAAAAGCAACCCCAATTCAAACAAGTAATGTATCAGATGCTGATATGGAAGCTTCTTACAAATATACAGAATTAGAACGTCGTTTAGCTGCAGCTAAATCTAATATTTTAAAATTAAGAAAAGGAAAATCAGTAGCAGGTGATATTAGTGATAAACCATCTACTGAATTGCAACGTTTACGTGATTTAAAAGCATCATTAGAACAACGTATTGCTGCTTTAATTGATAGTAATGATTACGTTAAAAAATTAGCAGGTGTGGAAGTACCAGAACCACCAGCTATTGAATTACCTAGTGAGGAAGAAGAAGAACCAATTGATGAGTCATACGATTTAAGAAAATTACAATATTACGCAGGAATTATAAAATAAACAATATGAAAAAAATAGTTTTAGGGATTTTAGTATTTTTAGTAGCAGCATACATTATCTTTGATAAAATAGGTGATGCTGGATTATCTAAAGAATTTTTAGCAAAACAAGACAGTTTAGTACATGCTGTTGATTCAATGAAGTTAACATTAGCAATTGATAGTGCTAAAATTGATTCATTAAATCAAGTTGATATAGCATTAGTTGATCAAGTAGCTCATGCTAAAGGTAAAATTAAAATAGTTACCAAGTTTGTTGATTCATCTAAAGCAGCAGTTGACACTTACAATGAAAAGGAATTAGTTACTTTCTTTAATAAGCGTTATCCTAAAGACACAACTACAAATAAATTACCATTAGCACAACCAGTATTAGTATCTACAGCTAAAGATTTAGCAGAATTAGATGGTGCAAAACATATTATCACAATTAAAGATAGTGTTATTGCATTAACTGAAGCTAGAGTAAGTGGTAAAGATAGTGTTATTGCTGTTTATATTAAGAAAGAAGGTACATATAAAAACATCATGACTAACCAAGCAACACAAATCAATGATTGGAAAGGTCAATACAATCAATTATATTTACAAAACCAAAAACTTAAATTTAAAAGTAAAATTACTAAAATTGGAGCTGGTGTTGTAGTTGGTGGATTGGTGTATTTGATGATTGCTAAATAACTTTGCAAACCCATACATAACTAAGGCTCAATCGTAAGATTGAGCTTTTTTTATATATTTATATACATGACTCAAGCGAACGTTAAAGAAATAATTAAACAGGAGTATATCAAATGTGCTACTGATCCTGTACACTTCTTTAGAAAATATTGTTACATCACTCACCCTGTAAAAGGTAGAGTATTATTCCATCTTTATCCATTTCAGGAAGATGTATTAAATGATCTTAGAAATAATAGATTTAGTATTATAAATAAATCAAGACAGTTAGGTATTTCAACTTTATCAGCTGGTTTTGCTCTTTGGACAATGTTGTTTCAAAAAGACAAAACTGTATTGTGTATTGCAACAAAGCAAGAAACAGCTAAAGGGATGGTAGAGAAAGTACAGTTTATGTATAATTCATTACCTTCCTGGTTAAGAGGTAATCAAAAGCCAATATCTGATAATAAGTTATCACTAAAACTAGCTAATAACTCTCAAATTGTTGCCACATCAGCTGCATCAGATGCAGGTAGATCGTACGCAGTTTCGTTACTAATTGTAGATGAGGCCGCGTTTATTGAAGGAATTGATCGAATCTATACGAGTATTAAACCAACTATTGCAACGGGTGGTGGAATTATAGCATTATCATCACCAAATGGTGTAGGTAACTGGTTCCATAGAATGTATACCGATGCTGAAATAGGAAAGAATGAATTTAAAGCAATCAAATTAAGATGGGATTTACATCCTGATAGAGATGAAAAATGGGAAGAAACAGAGCGTGCAAACATGTCTTCAAGAGAATTTGCTCAAGAGTATGACTGTGACTTCTTAGGATCTGGTAATTCAGTTATTGAACCTGATATATTATCATTTTATGAAGAAACTTTTATACAAGATCCTATTGAACGTAGGTTCATGGGTGGTGATTTTTGGATTTGGGCTTACCCTGATTACAGTAAGCAGTATGTTGTTTGTGCTGACGTTGCTCGCGGTGACAGTTCGGACTATTCAGCATTTCATGTCATCGATGCTGTATCGCTTGAACAAGTTGCTGAGTACAAATCGCATGTGGATACTCGTACTTATGGAAATATGTTGGTATCTGTTGCTACTGAGTATAATAATGCGTTATTGGTCGTGGAAAACGCCAACGTTGGGTGGGATGTTATTAACACAATAATAGAAAAAGGATATCCTAACACTTATTATTCACCTCGTGCTTATGGTGAAATACAAATGGATAAATGGTTAGCTAAAATGGAATCTGAACAAACAGTTCCTGGATTTACTACATCAGCTAAGACAAGACCACTTGTTATCTCCAAAATGGAGGCGTATATTCGAGAAAGACAATTTACCTTTCATTCAAAACGTTTGTTAGAAGAGTTACGTGTATTCATTTGGATGAATGGTAAAGCACAAGCCCAAAATGGTTATAATGATGACTTGGTAATGTCATTGGGTATGGGATTGTTTGTAAGAGATACTGCAATGAAATTCTACGAACAAGGTATGAATTTATCTAGAGCAGCAGTTGATGGTATTGTGAAAACAGGTGGTAATAGTGCTTATCATGGTCCTATGTTACCTAGTGGACAACAAAACCCATATATGGTAAACAATGGACACGGACAATTCGAAGATATAACATGGGTGTTAGGTTAATAAATATTTATTGATATAATAAAAACATAAAATGGCTGAATTAAACAATAATCCTGGATTATTTACTAGATTAACTCGTTTGTTCAATACAGACGTAATCATTAGAAATGTCGGGGGAAATCAATTAAAGGTTACAGACGTTGATAGAATCCAAGCCTTTGGTAATGTTAAGACAAACGCATTAATCGATAGATTCACTAAGTTGCATCGCTACGGAGCTAATATGCCGTACAACCCAACAATGAACTATCAAACACTTCGTATTCAGTTATATACTGACTATGAAGCAATGGATACAGAATCAATCATTGCATCAGCATTAGATATTATTGCTGATGAATCTACATTAAAAAATGAAATGGGTGAGGTACTTCAAATTAGAAGTGCAGACGAAAACATCCAACGTATTCTATATAATTTATTCTACGATATATTAAATATTGAGTTCAACTTATGGTTATGGACTCGTAATATGTGTAAGTATGGTGATTTCTATTTACACATGGAAATTGCTGAAAAATTTGGTATCTATTCTGTAATACCATTGTCAGTATACGACATGGTTCGTGAAGAAGGTCAAGACCCAAATAACCCATCTGCTGTAACATTTAAGATCGACCCAATGGTAATTGCATCTGGTGGTATATCTAATCGTGTTAAAGATAGAGATGGTAAAATTAAATTTGAAAACTACGAAATAGCTCATTTTAGACTATTAACTGACGCTAACTACTTACCTTACGGACGCTCGTTTATTGAGCCTGCTCGTAAAACTTATAAGCAGTATGTGTTGATGAAAGATGCAATGATGTTGCATCGTATCACACGTGCCCCAGAAAAACGCGTATTCACAATTGACGTAGGTAACATCCCACCAAATGAGGTAGATGCATACATGCAACGTTTAATGCAGAAGATGAAGAAAACACCTTATGTCGATGGACAAACAGGTGAATATAACCTTCGCTATAACTTGATGAATATGATGGAAGATTTCTATCTACCAACTCGTGGTGATAGAGCTGCAACAAAAATCGACACAATTAAGGGATTAGAGTATAATGCAATTGAAGACGTAGTATTTCTACGTGATGAGATGTTAGCTGCTCTTAAGGTACCTAAAGCGTTCTTTGGATTTGAAAAAGATTTAACTGGTAAAGCTACATTAGCTGCTGAAGATATTCGTTTTGCTCGTACAGTTGAGCGTATTCAACGTATCACATTATCTGAATTGTATAAAATGGCATTGGTTCATTTATATGTTCAAGGATACGATGGCGCTGCATTAACTAACTTTGAATTATCATTAACTACACCATCAATCATATTTGAACAAGAAAAGATTGCATTGTGGAAGGAAAAAGTTGACTTAGCTAAACAAATGCAAGATACTAACTTAATGCCTTCAGATTTCATTTATGATAAAATCTTCCAATTCAGTGAAGATCAATATGATGAGTTCCGTGACTTAGTTATTGAAGATAAAAAACGTCAATTCCGTTTAGGTCAGATTGAAAATGAAGGTAATGACCCAGCTAAAACTGGTAAGTCATATGGTACACCACATGATTTAGCTTCATTGTATGGTAAAGGTAGAATGGGACAAGGTACACAAAATGCAGGTAACTTACCATCAGGATATGATGAAAAACGTGATGTAGGCCGTCCTCAAGAAAAAGCATCTACTATCAATACACAAGACAACGCATTCGGTAAAGATAGAATTGGTAGAATTGGTAATAATACAATGTATACTGCTAACATACCTGCTGAAGATGGTACACCAAAAGGTGGTTCACCATTAGCATTAGCTGAAGCTCATAAAAATAAAAATGTATTAGGTGCTATTCCTAAAGAATTACGTAAGGAAATTGTATTTGGACCTGATCAAGAACCATCATTACTTAACGAAAATAATATCAAGGGCATATAATAACTACATATTTATAGGTAGTGCATACTATACACTATGAAAATTAAACACAGCAAATATAAAAATACTGGTATCTTATTTGAATTATTAGTGCGTCAAATTGCATCAGAC